TGTCGGCCGACACCATCAAGGACGTGGTCTCGACCGCCGCCAAGGTAGTACGCAAGGAACTGACGCCGAAGGCCGCCACGAAATACCTGGAGAGCGCGCAGTGATCGTCCGACCCGGTCCCGCGCTCGACTTTCTGTGGGTGTTCTGCGTGTCGTTCGCCGTGGCGCTGGCGGCATGGACCGGCGCGTGGTGGCTGGTGTTTGGAGGCTGAGGTGATTGCTCGGGATGAACGCGTTTACTACTGCGCCAAATGCGGGCGAGCTAGGGTTGGCCACACCTCTTTATCGGACGGCATGCCAAAAATCTGCGACGGAGACGTCACCATCATTTCCATATTCGAGTGGCGGGACATCGTCCGGAAGGGCGATCTGATCTGGCATCTGACCGAAGCGGGTTTGAAGAGGCGCGAAAGAAGCCATGACCCTGAAGCCTGATCCTCTCTCCTATCCGCCGATCGGCATGTCGCGCGAGCAGGCGGCCCGCCATGTCGGCGTCTCGCCGGTGTCCTTCGACACGATGGTTGAGGCCGATAATCCTCGTCGAACCGTACCGTGTGAGGTTCACCATGCATCATCACGACCTTGCCGCCCTTCCGGAATCGCCACCGCTGCTTGCCGTGGCGATCGGTCATCGACGAGACGCCGGGATAATCAGGATGCTTCATGGCCGCACCTCCTCGATCTTGCGCACGCGCTCGGCGATGCGACTGATCTGCGAATGGACCGCGCGGGTTTCGGTGAGCAGCCCGGTCATGGTCCCGTCCATGCGCATGACGATCGCCGTCAGCACGGTCATGTCATCGCGCAGGGAAGAGATTTCGGTGATGACCCGGTCGAGCTGGCGCCCCATGAATTCAATCGCGACTGTGTCCTCAGTCATTTGCTTCCCTCACGGATCTGGTCTCTTGTGGCCTCGAGGGCGATCAGCAGCAGCTCCGGATAGCGGAAGCCATTGCCCTGCTCGATCCATTCCAGCGTGCGCCGTGGCACGCCGATCTGCTCGGCGGCCACCCTAGCCGGCACCTTGCCGCGCCAGGCTTTCACCTGGCGCGCGAGTTCGGTTGCGTTCATGGCTGGCCTCCTCAGCCTAGAAACAGTTTGGCGAGCGCAGCACCGGCACCCAGCAAGGCGGCTACGGCCAACGCGGCGGCAGATACGATCTGCCATGGCATCCACCGGACCTCGGCCTGTAGCTTGTTGATCTCGGCCTGCAGTTTCATGGTGCGAGCGATTTGCTCGTCGGCGTCAGTTGCAGTTGCAGCGGTCATATCAGGATCACCTTTCCGAGAATGCCGAGGCTAAGAACGATATTGGTGCCGACCATCCACTTGAGCAGCATCAGGTCGCCCTCGACCTTAGCCAGCCGGTTCTCGAAGCCGGCGACCTCCTCGGCCGCCTTGCGGGCGTCGTCCTCGGTTGCACCGGCGCCGATCAGCGCGCGGTGCAAGGCTCCAAGCATGAGGGCCATTGCTTTGCGCCTCCTATTGCTGCGACACGCAAACGGTCGACCCGTCATTGAGACGGGCGCAGTTCATCGTGCCGGTCGCTCGTTTCTGGTGCCACGGAGTAAGATCGTTGCCCGAATATTTGAAATCGCCGTTGCCCGAATTCCACTGCTCGTGCTGCCGCCTGTACGGGTCATTGTTGTCGTACCGCTGCCTGTCCTGATGCCGCTGCGGCGATGGTGCGCCGTTCAACCCGTACCAGATCCACAGCGCCCGATTGTCGCCGGCGTAAGCCGGAGCCGTTGTCAGGACCAGCATCAACATGAGTAGTTTTTTCATCAGGCTGCCCTCACCTGCTTGATGGCCTGCACAACGGCGCCTATTCCGATGATCATGAAGCCGAAGCCGAAATCGAGCCCGACCAGAATCTGATGGATCGCGCTCTTGACTTGCGGAAACGTCATAATGGCAGTCCCAACAAACAACACGCCGATCACATAAAGAAGCTTATCCATTCCTAAATTCCCCTTGCCCGGTCGGCACCATTGCCGCCCCGCACCATGCATTTACGTGCTGCCAGTATCCTTGTCAACAGAAAATACTGGGCATCGGTATTGCCGGGCAACAAAAAAGGGGAGGCCGAAGCCTCCCCATTCTTCGATAGCCCGCTGGGCTGCTTGCGGACTACCGGAACGTCACATCACCGGCACGCCGAGCAGCGGCAGCGCCCTGGCCAGGATCACCAGCACGGCAATCAGCAGAACCAGCACCCTGGCGATCTGCTTGAAGTTGCCCTCGATCGGCAGCATGTCGATCAGGTAGATGATGATCCACGCGACGATGCCGACCACCAGCGCGGTGATCAGCAGTGCAATCAGTGCATTAATCATGGCTCTTCTCCTACGGCGGCCTCTTCTATCGCTTCACCGAGCCGGCGGTTGCCGCGTTCGCCTGACTTGAAGTCCGGCCGGCCGGGCTTACCGATATCGGGCGGTTTGAAATCCGGTCGGCCGGGCCGGCCGAAGTCAGGAACCTTGTCTGGCCTCTGCGGTCGGCCAGGCTTGCCGAGGTCCGGCAGGGATGGCTTGCCGGTCACCCAGCCGAACCAATTCGGCGGCTTCGATGGCGGCCGGTTGGGAAGCGCGGAACCGATGCGGTCAGCGAAGTCACCGCCGGGACCGCCACTGGCACCACCAGGACCGCCGCCGGAAGCGCCCGCAGGACCACCGGCAGCACCGGCAGCACCGGCAGCGCCAGCAGCGCCAGCACTACCGCGGCCACGAGAACCACCTGCAATACCCTGGCTTTGACTGGCCACATCCGTTCCTGCTGCGGTGCTGCTGCGCGCCGGTTCTTTCTTGCCGCAGATCGCCCGCGTATCAACGCGCATCTGTCGCAAGACGCGGCATTGGCTGGCCGAAAATTCGACGTCGCCGGGCCGTTCGGCATGGGCAGCCGACGAGGCCAGCAGCAGCGTCAGGGCGATCATCGTTTTCATTGTCCATTAGGATACATATGCACCATCGGGTCTTCACTGTTGGGAAACGGTGGCGGGTGGGCTTTCGGATCCCGCATGTAGTCGATCAGCAGCTGCAGCGTCTCGCAGTAGGACTGCATGACGTTTTCATCCAGCCGCGGATCCCTGTCCATCAGCACGGCCAGCGTCCACCTATCCGACCCCTGATACGCGAAGCCGGCGCTGATCGAGAATGTATCGCCGGCCCCGCGCAGGCTGGCGATGCGCAGCGTGCACGGCCACTTGTCGCTGGTGACCTCCTCGTAGCTACTGAGGAACCGCCCCAGCATGGCCGGGTCGTTGAGCATGCGCCACATCAGATAGCTGGGCAGCAGCACGACCGCCAGGACGAGGATGACCAGCACATTGGTCAGGCTCATGCCCTTGACGGCATTGAGCACGGCGACCACGACGCCGGTCTGCTGCGGAGGCGGCTGCTCGGTCATTCATACCCAGGCGCTGCCGGTCCACACCTTGGCTGGCTTGGTCACCCACGCCGAGCCGGACCACACCTTGGTCGGCTTGATGACCCAGGCGCTGCCGGTCCACACCTTGGCGCGGCCGGTCGGCGCTGGACTGACAAGAGCAGGCGGCACGGTAAAGCCGGCATCCGACGCATAACGGGCCACGCCCTTCGTGATGCGCAGATCATCTATCCAGCCGTTCAGGTCATAGGTGGTGCCAAAACCTCCGGGCGCCAGGGAACCAATCGCCAATAGCGCACTGCTCCCAGTGATATTCGCGGTGTAACCCGTGGTCTTCACGACCATCGCGCCATTGACATAGATGCGCGCCACGTTCGACGCATCCCGATCAACCGCGATGTGATACCAAGTGTTGACGGTGGGAGCCCATGTGTATCTGCCCGTGTCGTTAATGCCGCCGGACCAGCCGCGGAAATACAAGTCACCAGTCTCGAAGTAGAATGCAAAGCCGCCAAACCACTGCGCCACCAGGACCGCGCCGTAGGGCACCACCGAGAAGCGGAACCAGCCCTCGATGGTGAACTGCCCTGTGCCGAAATCCCAATCCGCGCTGTCCGCTGCCGTGACATAGCCAGCGCCACTCAGCAGCAGCGACGACGTGCCAAACTTGAACTGCGCCGTATCTATCTGTGCGGGTGCAACGGCCGTCAGCGTTCGCGCTACCGGGCTTTGATCGACGAGCGCGGTCGAGCCGTCAGCGCCGTCAAAGCTACAGAGCAGGACGACGTTGCTGAGATACGGGTCAGCCATCAGTCCCTCCTCACGTCGTATCGATCCAGACGTCGCCCGTCGCCGGGCTGGACGGCGCCGTCGATGCAATGGTGATGATGCCGCCGACCACCTCGTCGGGCGCAGCGCCAGTCGGCGTGTAGAGCGTGTCGAAATAGGTCTTCAGCGTTGCCTTGACGTTCGCCCACGTCACCTTTTTCAACACGTCGGAAGCGGCAGTGTCGACCACGGGCATCTCGTCGGCATCGACCGGCGTCGTCTTGCCGGCAGCCGCATGTGTGACCTCGCTGATCACTCTTGTCGTGGTGACCTTGCGGCTGTTGGCACCCTGCACGACGTGCGCGAGTTCGGTGCCGGCGAGCGTCGAAGCGGCGGTGAGTGCGCTTATCTCTTTGTCAGCCATTTCTCATCCCTCGGTCAGCAGCAGATTGCCGGGCGCCGCATCGCCAGACAGTTTGACATGGTCGGTGCCGCTCTGCATGTCGCCGGACAGCAGCAGCGCAACTGTCGGGAAATGCCCGCGGGCTTCATAGCCGCGCCCCGCGACGGGCCGATCCTGGCCAGCGACGAAGATCGGCAGCGCCGACATCATAAAGACCCGGAAGAAACATTCAGCCGGAGGATCCGAGCCAAAATCCGTGATCACATCCGCCGAGGCATAGTGGACGGAATTCGTGGCCGTCGTCAGCGTGCGGATGTAGGTCGTGCCGTCCGTGTCATAGATATCGACCTGAAACGCCAGCGTCGCCTCGCCGTGTTCGGCCGGATTGAACCCGGTCGTTATCCTCGACCGATAGTCCCAGCTGATGTCGATGCCGTCCGGGCTGCCTGTATCGGCCTTGAGGCTGGTCGGCGCATAGGGCGTCTCGGCCGTGCCGGGAATGGTATGCGTCGTCGCCGCAACGTAGTTCAGGTTTTGGCCCAGGCCGGGCGCCTTGTAGTAGAACGTGCCGTCGAGCGCGGCGATCGGGTGCAGCATCTTCCGCACCCAACCGTCGTCGATCATGATGAACACGTCGTCGACCGCGTGGCTGCCGCAGAACACTTCCGAGCCGCGATAGCCTCTCAGCGTGAACCCGCCGAGCGTGTAGGTGCCGTCGCCATGGTCGTCGACCGTCTTGTATCCGACCCATTCCCAGCGGCCGTTGACGCCGACCAGCGCATTGTTGACGCCGGCCAGCACCTCTGCCTCGGTGGCGTCGACCAGCAGGGTGGCGGCGGCGGTGATGCGGCGGATGGTCAGGGTCGAGCCATCGTCGAGCGCAAACGGGTCGGCCGGCGCGGGCAGGACCGTCAGGCAGACGCCGCGGACGCCGGCATGCGGCAGCTGGTCGAAGATTGCGGCATAGCCCGTCGTCAGCGGGCTGCGATAGAGCGTGGCGCCCGACCACAGATTCGCGCCGCTCGAAAACAGGGCGCCGTACTGGACCAGCTCGGCGCCGGCGGTATCGTCTTCGTAGCGCAGTAGCGGCATGTCGAGATGGACATATACGCTAGCAAGGTAGACCACCTGCCAGACCGGTGGATGGTTGCTGACGGCCGTGATGCTAGTCGCGACCTCGGTCTGGAAGTCGCGTGCGCTGATCTCGACGCCCATGTTGCGGAGGTCGATGCCGACCCCCTCGACTCGCGTGATGTAGGTAATGTCGCCGGACGGGAAGGAAACGACGTCGCCGGGCAGCAGGGCGATGTTTTCGGGCGCCACGACCAGGCTGTGATCGCGGCGTTTCTCCTGGTATTCGAAGAACTTCTCAGTGACGACCCGCTGCGCTTCCGCATCGTCTAACAGGATCGGCGTCGACAGCCGCGGCGTCGTAATCGAGTTCAGGACGCCGGTGGTCATGTTGAACGAGACCGGCCGGGATTTGTAGCCGCCCTCCTTGGACACGTATTCCATCTCGACGGAGGACGGCGTGCGGATGTCTGCATCGTCGCTCGACAGCACCGGCTGCGGGCGCTCCACGATATCGACCGCGTCGAGCGCGGCATCGATCGTGAAGAGCTCGTCCTGCGCCGCCTTCTTGAAGTAGAAACCGGAACCCGTATCGCACCAGGTAAAGCCGTAAATGTCGGACAGCGAGCGCGCCACGTTCTGGATCGTGGTGTCGCTGGCGATGACGAAGCCATAGGTCTGGATGCCATCGAACCCCTCGAAAGTCAGATCGGCCGGCCCGAAGCCGGCCAGCGACATGACATCGATGATCACATCCTTAAGGTCGCGTTTTGTCGGCACGGTCTATCCCACCGTGGAAAGTGAGGGAAGATCAGCCGGTGCCGTAAACGGCCCGACGCGGATTGAGCGGAGGCGTGCGCCTTCCGCGAGGGTGCCGGTGTTATTCGCAGTGAAGACAGTGACCTGGGACGTCCCGCTGTCCGTCGAGAATGGTGGCGGCGATCCCAGGTTGCCGCTCACCACGGCAGAGCCATTCTGCGAACCGTGGAAGTTCGTATTGTCCACCGAGACAGCGATGCGGGAGATGCCGGCGACATCACTGCCAACGTATATGACATCGGGCCCAGTCTGGTCCTGGATCTCCACGCCGAGATGCTTTGGATTTATGAAAAGATCGTTGAGGCCGTTCGTATTGAACTGAACACGCTGGCCTGAGAGGTTGTAAGTTTGGCCAATTGAATACTCTTCGACAATGGTGATGCCTGCATCATTGGTGAATACGTTCAGAGCATCGCCGACTATCGAGCCGTTACCTCCAGCAAGCCCCGAACCACCATACCAGCCGCCTGCGTCGATGGTGCCGCCCGTGAAGATCGTTGACAGCGAGGCCCACGGCACTTCGGCACTGTTGAGTTCAGCGTATTGATTGACGAAATCGATGAACAGGCTCGCTATCAGCGTCGGCCCATTCGAGATCACGGCCGACACGCCCGGCGGTGAATCTGCGGGATAGCCGTCGATGAAAACCATCACGAAGTTTTTGTAGGCGCCGGTATTGGCGCCGATGATCTCGGTCAGGATCTCGTCGGTCGACGTATGCCGGCCGCCATAAAAGCGGAAGGTCGTCGCGGCTGGAATCCCGGCCTCGCTGTCGTAGACGACACCGCCGTCGATCTCCAGCCGGATCAGGTCATAGCCGCGTTCGAACGGGTCATAGGCCAGCACATAGCCGGCCATCGTCCGGTTTTCGGTCTCCGTCGTGCTTGTCGACGTGGTGGTGCTGCCGCCGTTATACCAATTCCACTGCGAGGCGGCCTGCGACGCGGCGCCCGCCGTACTGCCGACGACGACGATGGTCTGTTCCGGTGGCGGCTCCGTCGTCGTCTCTGTCGTCACGGTTGAAACCGTCTCGACGCCGCCAACGAAATAGACGCCGTCGACACGGCCGGTTCCGATGACGACAGGCAATGACCGGCCGAGCCCCTGCTGCGCAGTGTTCGTGTCCGTCCTGGCCGTCAGCTCCGCCGGCGATACCGTGACCTCGGTCGACGACGTCGGCCCAGGGTTGAGCCAAGCTGCCTGCGAGGCGGCGAACGAAGCGGAGCCTGCGCCGGTTAAGGTAATCGCCATCAGAGCGCCACGAAGTCAAAGCCGCCATAGCGGTCGATGTTGTCATAGGCTGCGCAGTCGGCGCGGTTCTTCTTGCAGCCGGCCAGCACGTTGAAATTGTCGCCGACCGCGATGTCGAACGGGAAGTCGGTCACCATCGCGACCGTCCCCGTGCCGGAGTCCCATTGGCGCACCCAGCCGTCCGCGCCGGCATTGGCGCCGCTTGTCCATGAAACCTTGCCGTGGGTGAAGTCGAGAACGCCGGGACTGGTGATGGTGGCAGTGAACTTCCTGCGGCTGATGGCGGCGGTTACTGTCGCGGCCCGCGTCCATGTCGCTTCATCGGCGCCGCATTCCCGGCCGCAAAACTTGAACGGGCACGCCGGCTGGATCGTCAGCAGGACCACGTCCTTGAGCGCATCGGCCAAGGTGACGAGCTCTATGCGCCCCTGCAGGCGATCGCTGAAGTCGGTGCGCCCAACGAAACCCTGGGCGATGATGTTGCGGTTTGCCGGCGAGGCCGTATGGGCGACCCACACGACGATCGTCGCGCCACGCCATGCGCCGCGGCGCACGTCCTCGATCAGGATCGGCCCGTCGTTCGACAGCGACATTTCGAAATCGATGGTTGCCGCCTCGCCGCCGTTCTTGACGGTGTAGCGCGACAGGTCGAAGCCGGGCGTCTTGACATAGGTTTCCGCGCCGACGACCCGGTCGACATCGTGGCTGGTGACGCGGACGATCTGGCCGGTCGGGTTGGTCAGCTCGGCCAGGAAGCAGCGGGTGATCTCACTGCCGCCGAGCATGGTGAGCAGGGTTGCATCCCAGCTTCTCACGGGACGATCTCGATCGCCGTGAGGTCTTCGACCGAGATGATGTCCATGTGCGGTTGGTAGTCGACAATCGATGTGAAGCGATCGCCCTCGAAGCGCACTGGCACATAAAAGTCATAGCTTGCGGTGACGATCTTGCCACCGGCCGGCGCGACGGAAAACGTAATCAGCCCGGCGCCGCTGACCGTGTAGCCGGATCCCGGCACCAAGGCGCCGTCGACATAGACCGACAGCGTGCCGGTTTTGATATGCCGGATCGTGCGCTCGTAGGGGTTGGACGCCGCCGAATAGGTCTTGATGATCTGGAATGTGGTCAGCGCGCCGGTGCCGGCGCCGATGACCTGCAGCGTGCCGGAATAATCGGACCAGTCCTTCAGCAGCCAGGCCTTGAAGTCGCCGCGCCGGTCGAACCAGAAGGCCTTGAGCGAGGCCTCCAGCGCCAGCGTCGTGTTCTTGAAGCTCCAGACATAGTTATGGATGGCGACCGAACGGTTCTGCAGCCGGCGTTCCTGGCCGTTGACCATCGCCAGCTTGTCGGTCGAAAAGGTCGGCCCGCCCTTGAAGCCGAGCGCCATGCGCTCGTCCATGATGACGTTATCGACCATTGAACTGCCTCAAGGCTGCATTGGCGCCGGCCGCCGCCGCCTGCTTGATTTCCGCAGTGCTCTGCGCTGACAGCCGCTGCCCCTCCAGCACCGGCTTGACCACGACACTGACGTTGATGTTGGCCTCGCCGCTGGTGCCGGAGCCGCTGGTGATCGACGAGGCGTCCGTGACGGAGCCGCCGCTGCTACTGCCGTCGCCGACGCTGTAGGTGAATTGCCGGCCGCCCCAGCTCGACGAGCTTCCGAGGCCACTGAATGAGCTGCTGAGCGCGTCGAACGCACGCGTCGTTGCGGTTGACGGCCCTGCAAACGACGATCCGCCGCCGCCTCCGCCTCCACCGCCACCTCCGCCGAGCGACAGCGAGTTCAAAGCCGAGACCAGTTCGCTGGTCTGTGCAGTGGTCGCATCCTCGAACCGCCCGGTGATGTAATGACCGCTGCTGTCGACAGTGTCGCTGATGGTGTCGGAGGCCTCGTCAACGCCATCGCCCACATCCGTCGTGGCGTTGGTCTGCCCCTCGAGCAGCGATTTGTGGACGCCCCATCGGGCCTCGTCGGCGCGCTCCCGTTCCAGGTCGGCGTCGATGTTGCCCGTGTCGCTGCCGTAGCTGGTGACGGTAGGCAGAGAGCCGCCGCCGCTAGCCGCGTCCAGCGCCGCCATCGATGCGTTTTCGGAAGCGCGGAAGGCCTCGGCAAGATCGGCGCGGGCCTGGTTCTGGAGGCTGGTGAGCTTGGCCTGAAGGACGTCCAGATGAGCCACCGCCTTGTCGACGTCGACCCTGACTTCGAATCCGGCCTCGCCCTGTTTTATCAGGTAGTCCAGTTCGGCCGAGACCTCCTTGATGTCGGCGGTGACCGACGCGAACGTATCATCGGATGCGGCTGCAATGTTTTTGACGATATCCACTACATCATGCCCGGCAATACTCAGGCTAAAAAATTTGCTGCTCATGAGATTGCCGAATTTAGCCATGTTGGGATTGGCGACGAAGGCGTTGATGGCTGTCGTGACCTCGTTGAGTTCCGTGGCGAACGTGGCTGTCGCTTGGGCGGCATCCACCAGCAGCGGCGCAGCCTTGACCAGCGCTTGGCTGAGATTGATATCGACGACCTTGGAAAGCGTCGTCAGCTTGTCGTCCAGTTCGCCCGCCCGCGCTATCAGGTCTTCGGGAATGATGATGCCGAGTTCCTGCGCCTGGCGCTTCATCGCCTCGATGGATTGCGCGCCCTTGTCGAGCACGCGGACCATCTCGGCGCCGCCCCGTCCGAATATCGTAGTGGCAAGAGCGGCCTTCTCGGTTGCATCCGTCATGCCCGCCATGGCGTTGGCGACGAGTTTGAGGCGTTGCTCCTGGTCGGTGGCGTGGAGAACCGACCGCAGCAGCTCCGGGTTGAGCTTCTTGAGGCCGGCGTACATCGCGCCGGTGCCCTGCTCGGCCAAGCCGGCGTTTTTGGCAAAGATCTCGAGAAACTTGTTGAGACTTTCCTGTTCGACGTCGGCAAGCGAAGCACCGTGCGAGATCGCCTGGAATGTGTCGGTGTTCAGCCCGGTGGCCTTGGCCCGGTTGCCGATCTCTTCGAAGTCGGAAAGCGATTGCCGCGCCTTGCCGAGCGCCGCAGAAAACGAGCCGATTGCCGCAAGTGATCCGCCGGCGACAATGCCGCCGACAAATCCCGACACGATACCGGACGCCGCCTTCGATGCCTTGCTGAATCCGTTGACCGCATTTGACATGCGCTTGGATTCGCGCTCGACCGTGCTCGCGCTCTGCTTGAAGCCCTGCGTGAACTTCGCTGTGTTCGTCGAGAGGTCGATGCTGATACTGCCGACTGTTGCGACCATGTCAGTGCATCACTTTCGTTATCAGCCGGGCCATCGCGTATTGCTGCGCCAGGGTCTGCCGCTTCGGCTTGGCGCTGGCAAAGATCGCGTCTTCGGTCCTGGGAAGTTTCTTAGGATCGCCCCGCTGGTAGACCGCCGTGCGATAGGCAAGGCGCGACATGTTTTGCTCGGAAGCGCGGAATGCCATGATGACGTTGTGCGCCGTCATCTTCCAGAAGTCGCGTTCGGTAATGCCGGCCCGTAAAGCGTAGAACAGGAGATAGCCCGTCAAGCTTTCGTGGCCTTCGTAGGGTTTGCCTCGGTGGCCTTGTTTTCATTATCGGCGCGCACCGTCTCGGCGTCTTTCCCCTCCCGAAAGAGACACCATGCGTCGAGGCATTTCTCTGCTATCGGCAGCAATGGCGGCGTGATTTCCGGAACCGATTTGACGACCGCGCCATCCGGGCCGCGAAGCGCCACCGAAAGAAACAGCTTGATATAGGTCGACGACATGACGGCCAGCCCGACGCTCATCCTGGCCGCGAAATCGAAAGGACCATCCTTCGATTCCAGGCGAGCATGCCCGTCCATGTCGAGCCGGATGGTGAAGCCGTCGCCGAACTCTGGTGCGTCGACTTCCGCAATGAAGCGGTTGGCCATCACGGCGTCCCATCACTCCACACCGGCGAGGATGACATGCTGATCGTGCCGCTATACGTCACCATGTCGCCGGCCGGCGCGGTGATCGAGAACTGCGTCACGACGCCGGCGAAGGCGCAGATCGGCAGAGTGGCCGGCGCCCCGACGCCGCCATTATCGGCCCCGGAAAAGTCCGCCTGGAAGTTGGCGGGTGCGCCGGACTCGAACATGCCGAGAATGCCGTCGGGCGGCGCTTGCTGGGCGCTATCGGGATCAAAGTGCCCCTCGAACGTCACGGTCGCGGTCTTGTAGCCGGCCTTATATTCCCGATAGCCGCTGGTGCTCATCAGGTGGGTGGCATCGATCTGGTCGGCCGATTGCTCGAGCGAGAAGTTGGTCGTGTTGCCGATGTGGGTGAAGATTTCGGTGGGTGTCGTGCCGTCGCCCAATTTCAATTGGGCGCCAATGGAAGTGAAGCCAGTTGTTGCGGGCATGGCAGTTTCCTTTCAGGTTAAATCAGCGCCAGCGGATGCCGAACGACATCACGCGGCGAGCGGTGGATTGGTCGTCGGCGAAGTCCTGAAAATCGATCGGCTCCTTGGTGAACGAAGCCTTGATCGCTCCCGACGTGAACAGCAGGTCGCGCAGCGCGAGCTTGACCGTCTCGCCGAGATCGAGCGCCGCCGATCCCTTGGCCGCCAGGCAATGGATCTGCACCGACGATTCCGGATATTGCGACGAGCCGGCCAGCAGCATCGCCTCGTCCTCGGCGGTCAGCGCGACGGCAATGGCCGGCAACGCCGTGCCCTGCGGCAGCGGCGACACATAGATGCGCGTCCCCGAAACGTCGCCGACGATGGCGGTCACGCTGGACTGTGCCGACAGCGCCTTGATGGCGAGCGAAACGGCGGTGATCATTCGATCAGCCTCGCCTGCACCTTGAGGTATTGGCGCCGGCCAAGTTCGCGAGGCCGCCCGATGATTTCGTAGATATTGCTCTCGTAGACGATGCGGTCCTCGGCCAGCACGTCGGTGCGGTACCGGACGGTGAAGTAGGCGCCGAAGTCGGCGAACTCGCGCGCCGATGCCTCGCTCTCGGTCGAGCGGTGGAATTCGAGCATGGCCCAGACCTCGTCGTATGTCGCCCAGACCTCGATCGGCTCGTTGTAGTCGTTGCTCCCCGATGGCGTGTTGTGCTGCAGCTCGATGCGACGATCGAGTTCGCCGATCGACGGGATGCCTTCGGGCATCAGCGCGGAACTTTCTTGTTCAACTTGGCCGCCCGCTTTTCCATCTCGGGACCGATCCTGGCACCGAACCGCTTCACGACCTCGTCGCGCGTCTCGTAATAGGCCGGCGTCAGGAACGGATGCGGCGCCGAGCCGGGCCACTCGATGCCGCCGGCCCGTGTTTTCGGCACCGTGCCGAACTCCACCAGGTGCGCGTATTTCACCGGCTTGCGGTCTCCCCGCTGGAAGTCGGCGGCCGGCCCGACGCGGTAGCGCGGATTGACCTTGGAGGATTTCGGCAGACGCTTGATGGTGAGCGAGGCGGCGAGCGCCCCGGTGCTTTCCTCGAACTGCAGCGCCCGCACATTGCGCCGAGCAGCAGTCAGCGTCGGCTGCAGGGCAAAGCGGGACGTCGCGTTAAGCGGTACGGCCACCTGCTTCGCCAGCGCACGCAGCGCCGCCGACGTCTCACGGCTTCCGCGCACCTTTGCGGTGACCTGCATCTCGGCTGCTCACAATTTTTGGGAATGCGCCATTAAGCCCCCAGACGCGCGCCCGTGTCAATGTGGTACTTTCTGGCACCCACACCCACGAACGCGCTGTAGGGGCTTCCTTTGCCACGCCAGCGGCATTCTACGCCCACATGCGCGCTAGGGCAGTCAAATGAACCTTGAGCATGTCGGCGGCGGTATCCCGCTCGCGGCGCGTCCGGTAGAGGTCGCGGATGTGGTAGCCGTCGCCGCAGACCTTGCCGACCAGGGCGTAGCCATGCTCGCCGAGCAGGATCCTGGCATGCCGAAGATCAGCCGCCGCATTGATGCTGGTCTCGGCGAACGAGGTCGCCGGCCGACCGCTGTCGACGCGCTCGGTGAAGCAGTTAGCCGCCCGCACGCCATGCACGGCCTCCCAGGAGCGGCAGAACCGCTGCGCCGCCGTCACCTGTTCGTCATCCAGCGCGCCATGTGCGGCCAGCGTCGTCACCGACCACTCGCGCAGTTGGATCACACCCATGCGCTGCCGTTCCAGATCTTCACCGGCTTCTCGACCCACGCGCTGCCGTTCCAGATCTTGGCGGGCTTCTCGACCCACGCGCTGCCGTTCCAGATCTTGGCGGGCTTGCCGCCACCGCCTGTCGCCGCTGGCGTGACACCGATGTAGCCGCCAGGAAGCCCGAAATTGCGATCTTCAGCATCGCTGACCAGTCCTCCAGGCGTGGCGTATTCCCGGCTCATGTGATCACCGGCTTGTGGGCCGAGAGTGCGGCGCGGATGCGATCATGGACATCCAACCCAAGCCCGCCTTTGCGGTCCATCCATTCCAGCGCCTCACGTAGTACCCGCTCGCGTGCCTCTGCTGCGACCAGCTTGGTCTCCAGTTCATCGATGATTTTGTCCCTGTCGCGCACCATATCTGGCATCCGCTGTGTCTGTATCGGTTGGCTCAGGCTTGGCTTGCTCATGTGATTACCGGCTTGGGATCGATGTAGAATGTGCTGCTGGCCGCTGCCGCCTTGACGTAGACGGTGATCAAACCCTTCTCGGCCGGGGTGAAGGTGACGCTCATGGCAAACTTGGTCGTGCTGCCGCCCCACGTTCCAGCCCCCGCCGAAAGCGCCGCCCCGGCGGTCAGCGTGGTGGCCTTGCCGCAGGAGTACCGGGTGGAGATCGGGAACCCGCTCGTCGTCTTGGCGTAGACCTCGATCCAGATGTCGTCGTTGAGCGGCACCGCACCACCACCCCAGATGCCTTGCACCGTGAGCGTCTTCGAACTGCCGGTCGTTTCGTTCCAGATGTAGATCGGCAGCGCCTCAAAAGGCATCTCCCGCTCGGCATCCGCCGTCGTCACGATCTTCCAGCTGACGGGCGTTGTGCCATCGCTGGCCCCGCCGGTCAGCACGATCGTTGTCTCGACGGTCTGCGTCCCCATGAAATTGTAGCGCTCGTTGCGGTAGTGGACATCGCCGCTGTCGCAGTCGATCAGCTGGATGTCGCTGCCCACAGCCGACGAAGTGCCACCGGAGATCACCGTCGCGGTGGACGACAGCTTGCAATTCTTGAAGATCATCGTCGCGCCAGAGGACGTGTGGGTGATCAGCGCCTTGCCAGATGTCAACGCGCTGAGATCGACACCCTCCACGAGGGTGGTTCCCAGGATTGTGACGAACAACGAAGTCGGCAGTGTCGCGCCGGTAAGGGCCGACGCCGTGTTCTTCCAGACGAGCTTGCCATTGTTGCTTTGCGAGATGCCCTGCGAGGTGCCGCCGAACTGCACCGTCGTGTTCTCGAGGATGGCCCCGATGAACGACAGGCGGGTGACGGCGCCGGTCGTGCCGCAGCGCAGCGCGCAGTTGACGAAGCGCCACAACCGGCCGACCGCGCCGATTGCCAGGTTGGCGTTGCCGGCGCCGCTCGCGGCGGAGAAGGTGATGCCGTAGCATTCGCTCACCGTGCCATTCAGCGTCAGGGCGAAAGTGCCGGTGGTGGTGACGGTGGCGGTGGTCCGGAGATCGGCCGAGACCGGCGGCACCGATCCGGCGCGATTGACGCACAGGATCCGGCACGGCACCGCCTCGGTCCCCGGAGAGGTGATGGTTACCGCCGCCCCGGCCGTCTCGGCATGGTCGTGGGCGACGTAAAACGTGTCACCGGCAGCCTTGGCCGTGCAAGCCGCCGCCAGCGTCGTATAGGCGGTCGCCCAGCTTGCGCCAGTGCCGCTTCCGCCTGTCCATACGTAGACGTCAGCCATCAGGTGCTATCGATCCAGACATCGTTGGTGGCAGGCGAGGCGGGCGCCGACGAGGCCACGGTGATCTTCGGGATTCCCACCCATCCCAGGCTGCGGCGCGCGTAGGTCGTGCCATCATTCGGGGCTTCGCCGATCGGCGACGCGACGCTTGCACCCTCCCGGCTGACGATGATGCGTGCCGCCGTAATGGCGCTGCCGCCGGCCAGCCAGGTGACCGGTATCGTCGCGTAGGTGCCGCTATCGGTGAATGCGGCATTGATCTGATAGAGCTGCCATTTCGAGTTGTCGTCCTTGTCCTGCAGATAGAACGTGTCGCCGACCTTTACCCGATTGATGAAATAGGTTTTCAGGTTGACCGCGGCGGCATCGTTGGTCGTGTAGTTGAACCAGATCGTGGTAACGCTGGCCTGCGTGGCATTGTTGAAGCGTATCGTGCCGGATGCCGGCGGCGCCGAGGTGGTGGCGTTGAACTGGTAATTCTGCAGGTTGCCATAGCTTTGCGCGACGACCTCGGCCCAGGCCAAGTTCTTGCGGGCATACTGCAGCCCGTCGTTCGGCGCCTCGCCGAGCTTCAGCGCCATGTTGTTCTGCACGAATTCGGTCGTTGCCAGCCGCGTCGAGTTGGTCGCCGTGGCGGCGGTCGGCGCCGACGGCGTGCCGGTCAATGCCGGCGAAGCCAGCGGCGCGGCATCCGGGACATCAGCGACGGTGAGTGTCACCGCGCCCTGGCGGCCGGCCACCGATGTCACCTGGTCGGTGTTGTCGATCTTTTCCCAGATCGTCCCGTTGGACAGGATCCAGTCGTTGATCTTCCAGTCGCTGATGCCGTCGATCGAGGTCGAGCCGGCCACGCTCACGCGGTAGTACCAACCCTTGTTGGCAGCGCTGGCTGCCGGAATGGCCGGCGTGTTGGTCGAGGCGTTCCAGGTGTTCTGATAGATCACCGCGCCAAGCACGGCGGCTGGCAGTTCGCCGGTCGGCACCTTGCCGGTGGCATCGAGGCTGGCGTAGCCATTGGCCGTGCTTTTCTGGGTCAGCGCCTGGTAGCCGCCGAGCGCCGTGCCGACGAAGGCCGTCGTGGCGATCGACAGGTCGGCGTCTCCCGGCGCGGCGGTCGGCGCGGTCGGATTGCCGCTAAAAACCGGTGATGCCAACGGCGCGAAATATGCGCTGTCGAAGCCGTCCAGCAGATCGGCATCGAGGTTGGACCCGGCGCCATCGACCCCGACCAGCTTGGCCAGGATCTCGGCCGGCGTATCGGCCGTCCCGCCACCGCCGCCGGTGACGACCGACCAGTCGCCCGACTGCCGAGCATATTGCTGGCCGTCGAGCGGCGCCTCCGGAACTTCGCCGGGATCCCCCTGCGGACCGGCCGGGCCCTCCTGTCCTGGCGGACCAGGCGGCCCCACGCCGCCGGTAAACACATCGACGACAACCGGCTGCGTCGGCGGTACCACGACGTCGATGACCTCGACGCTCATGACGCCGCCCCGGCATCAGTGACATCAGGTGTCACCATGACCATTCCGGCCAGCACGGTCGTCACTCCCCCGCTCGCATAGGTGACCTGTAGATCCCAGCTGCCATTGCCCGGTGCAAGGTTGCTGCTGTCATCGGCAGGCAGGACAACGTCTATGATGTTCGGCGCGGTGATGCTGCACTCCAGCGCCACGTTGTCGGGATTGGTGGTGCGGATCTCTGCGGCGGCAACGGCATCCGCGAGATCGGTCGGCGCCGTCTTGGCGTCATCGTCCCATAGATGGAACTGCCAGGCGTAGCTGTCGCCACGGTAGATGGTCAGCGGGTATGTGCCGGGCGTCGTCATGCGAGCGCCGGATCGCGATAGCGGTGGAGGATGGCGGTGACGGTCGGCGGCAGGTAGCCCAGCGCCACGGCGCCGTCCGGGCTGCCGGCGTCGCGGTCGTCGTAGAGCGATGTCAGCATCAGCATTACCGCCGCCTCGATCTCTTTCGGCACGCTGTCGGGCGTCCACATCGCATAGCGCTGCTTGACGTAGTCGAGCACGATCGCGCTGGCCTGCTCGATCTTGCGCTGGATGTCCTCGTCGTCGGCCTCGACCGTGACGCGCAGATGCCGCTTGGCGGCGTCAAGGCTGACGAGCGCTACCATTTTGAACCGTCCGCCGCCATTTGCGTAAGGTCGCGTCCGGCGCGCCCCTGTGGTCCTGCCATGCCCCGTTCGCCATCCTTGCCATTCTTGCCGTCGCGGCCTCGCCGTATTGCCTTTGTCCATCCCTCGATGCCATCGTCCGGTTTGTCGCCGGTCGCTGAATTACAGACCCAGAGCGAGCCGCCGAATGTGACGGTGTCCCCCCGCTCATAGGCCTGCTCGCGGAACGCGCCGCGAAAGATCATGACCGGCACCTGAAACGGGAATTCCTTTGTCCGCTCGCCCTGTGCAAAGCGAAAGACGAAGGTGCGCTCGCCGTCATAGTCGACCGTCAGATCGTCGAAGCCGAAGCCGTCCTTGCCGTCCGCCCCATCCTTGCCATCGAGGCCGTCCCTGCCGCTGTTGCCGCCGAGACCATCCTTGCCGTCCGTCCCATCGCGGCCATCGCGGCCATCGCGCGCGACGGGAATGCGGTCGATGCGCTCATGGACGGCATCCAGCGCCGGATCGATATAGTTCCGGACGGCATCGACCCAGGCCTTGGCATCAGCGCGATCGGACATAGCGCTCCCCTCCCAGCATCTTCGCGGCGGCCTCGGCATTGTCGTTGACCGGCGGTGCTACTGCCGGCGTCGCCGGCTTGCTAAACGGATCGTCACGGTCGCGCTTGTCGAGTGCTGCGAGTGAGAAATTCTGCTGCTGCAGGTATGGCGAGGCACCGCCCTTGACCGCCCCCAGGTTTATCCGCCGCCTGGCCTCGTTGGGCGACATGATGCCGGCGCCGACCGCCTCGGCCAGCGCCTTGACGTGACTGGCCGTATCCATCCTGATCAGGTCGTCGATATGGAACTCGGTCGCGTAGGGCACCGGCAGCTCCAGCCCTTCGTCCAGTCCAATCTCGATCGCCTCGATGTAGGACTGCAGGGTATTGGAATAATATTGCTGCTCCAGCGCCTCGACGTTGCCGGCGGTGAGCTGGGTATTCATGATCTTGTGCAGCGGCACGCCGAACACCGCGCAGATCGCCTCGGCGGCAAACTTCTGCTGCTCCATGACCTGCGCATCGACCGCCTTGAAGGCCATCGCCTCGTATTTCAGGCCGTCGCCCAGCACCGCGGTCTTGCCGGCGTTGCTGCCGGTATAGTTCAGGTCGAAATAATCCTTGAGCCGCCGCGCCGTCTCGTCGGCGATGGCTCCTGGCGCGGTGAGTACGCCGCCAGGCCGGGATCCGTTGGCGAACAGTGCGGTTTCATTCTTTTGGATCGCCAGCCCCTGCAGCGCCGGGCCACCGGCCGCATACATTTTCGAGAGGCCGACTAGCGGGTGATAGAACGTGTCCTGGCGGTCGTGGATGATCTCGCGCTGTGGCACCGTCACCTGCTCGTCGCCGAACCCGGCCAGATTCCAGTTGCCGCGCAATTCGTAGAAAATCGCGCCGTCCGGCGCCGTCAGCACCGTCACCCGGCTCGGATCCAGCACATGCAGCCGCACCACCACTCCGCGCTGGTCGCGTTGCTTGAAAACGTAAGTATTGCCGTGGATCAGTTTCGACTGCACCCAGCAGGCAAAAAACTGCATGCGATTCTGGTAGGCGTTCGGCTTGCGGATAACCGGCGAGAACGCCGCTGAATCGGTTTCCGTCTTGATGCCGTCGTCGTCCTTGCTGACCAGCTTCAGCCGCATCTTGGCCACGTCCGACGAAATCTGGCTGATGCATTTGTTGACTGGCCAGAACGACAGCCAGTCCTCGACGCGGATTTCGTCGTTGCGCTGCCAGGCGCCGGTGTAGGATTCGCGGATGACCGGCCACCAGCCGCGGAAACCGTCGACCGGCTGCGGCGGATTGCTCGTGGCCGCCTTGGTGATCTGGAGTCCGAAGATCCGCATCTACTTTTTCTCGGCCTTGAGCTGCCGGGTTTTGTAGGTCTTCGGCTCCTCCTTCGTCGCTTCCTTTACCTCTGCCTTTTTCGGTTTCTTCTCGCTGGTCGCCTCGGCATGCCCGGCGGCGATCAGCGCCTGCGCAAACCGCTCGTCGGGAATGTCCAGCTCGTCGCCTGCCGCAAAGCGGTTAAGCCCCAACTTCACGTCGCCGGTGAAAGTGATTTTCATTGGCTTGCTTCCTTCGAATGAGGCCGGCCGCAGGGAGGAGGCATGCGACCGGCCCGCCACCTATGGACCTACGGCACGTAGGCAGCGTTTTCGATCCACTGCACGATGCCGGTGCGGCGCGGCAGCCAGGTGATGAACCGCTCGGCACGGATGCCGACCAGGTTGTTCTGCCACAGCGATACCATCACCGTGGTGGCGGTGGCCGGATTGTCCGGCGCATCGCTCATCTGCAACGAGGCCTCGCGTGAGATATCCAGCGTTACGCCATCATCAGCGAACAGGATCTCTGAGGTTTCGATCAGGAAGATGCGGTCGCTGCTGCTGCCGGGCGTGATGTTGGTCGAGGTGATCACCGGGAAGCCCATCAACGTGCCGCCATCGGCGCCGAGGCTGGGGAATTCCGGCACGCCCATGACATTGCGCGACAGCCCGAGCGTGGCCGCCCTGGCCGGCGTCATCACCCATGCCATCGATGTCATCGGGTGATTGGCGGTCGCGAACAGGTTTACCAGTTTGGCAAGATCGGTGAAGGCCGCCGCCAGCGTGGTGCCGGACGGCGTCTGCCCGGCGACGCCGTTGGTGATCGAGGCCGGCGAGGTGCCCGCGCTCAATGCCTTGGCCGGATCGAGGAACTGCTGGTCGATGAATTTCGAGATCGCACTGATCAGGTCCGTGCGGATCAAGGCCTCGGCCGACGGATTCGAGAACCGCGCCAGCTCCTCGGTGATGACCACGATCACGGCCACCTTGTAGGCTTCGAGCTGGATGGTGTCGAACGCCTGCTTCGACAGCGGCTTCGGCGCGCCCTCGCCGACCCACCCGGCCGATGCGCCGGCGGTCTGCCGCGGGATCTTGATCCTAAACGGCACTCGGTGCAGTCCCGGCATGCGGCCAACGATGGTCGCGGGCTGCAGCATGGCGATGAACTCCGATGCCATCGCCGTATATTCCGCAAGCGGCTTGGCCCACGTCGTATCGCTGGTGGTGCCTGCTGCGACGGCCGCCTTCAGCACGGTTTCCACTTCCGGCGTATCGGTCCATGCCTTGGCCTGGTTGGCGGCCGATTCGAGATTGCCCTTGCTGCGCGCCAGGGCCATCGCATAGCGGGTGAACGCGGTGCCTTTCGGCAGGTTGGTCCCGCGCACCTCGATACGCGGCGTCAGCCGCTTCACCGGTTCGGGCATCTTGTCGCCGACCGGCTTGGCCTCGGACTTGTTCAGCCGCTCGATCTCGCCCAGCCGCACCAGGTGCTCGTCGATCTCGACCAACTCGGAACGGGTGGAGTCGTATTCCTCTTTTTGCGCCTCATCGAGCGTGGCGCCATCGGACTCGGCCATGATGGCCAGCAGCCTGGCGGTCTTGGCCGCGCGGCTGGCCTCGAAGGCCGAGATCTGCTCGGCGATCGGAACATTGGCGTTCATTGGTTTCTTCCTTTCGGGTTTGACGGTTACGGTCTTGCCCGAGGCGCCGGGCGGCACGTCGCCGTCGCGCTGCTGGCCAGTGAAGGCCGGCGCGCCGGTGTCGAATTGCTTGATGGTGAGAATGCTGGCTTCGGCATTGGCGGGAATCGTCACAGCCGACAGCTCCAGCCACTCCCACGACTTGAAGCGCAGGCCGCGCGAATCCTTGATCCGCTCCGTCTCGATGCTGCGAAATCCGATCGACAGGCCGCGCACCAGCCCGGCCCTGATCTTCGCCCAATAGACGTCGATGTCCGCGCTGACGCCCTTGGCGATCTGCGCGACGACCTCGATGCCGTCCTTGGTTACTTTCGCCTCAGTGACGTGGCCAATCGGCTCGCGGCTTTCGTGCTGCCATAGCAGCGGCAGCGGCAGCGCGAATTTGGCACCTTCCGGATCGACGATATCGTCCATGCGGTCGGCCCTGACCGTCGTCGCCACGCCGCGAATTATCCTGGCATCTTCCTCGACCGACTTGACGTCGAGCAGCGAATAGGCGCGATTCATCGTCAAAACTCCTTCTAGCCCGCCGCCAGCGCGATTGTGGCCGGCCCTCGAATGACCATGACTTCCATCGGCCCGGATTCGGCGCGCACCCAGATGTCGTCTTCGGCTTCCAGATTGTGCGCCGCGGCCATGCCTGACTGCCTGATCGCAACGAAATCGGCGGTGTCGGGCTTCGGCTCCGAGCCGCCGACCACCAGCCGGCAATGGTTCTCGCCGTTCAGCAGCGTGCAGTTGAGATTGCCATTCGAAACGTTCGTATAAGCCGTCTCAGTAATGGCGATGCGATGCGTTGTTGTCGACATGACCGTCGTCCCCGAAAATCATCATCTGATATTGCGGCAGCTGCTTCGGCTCCGGATTGCGGCTCATCAGCGCCACCGCATCGAAGGCCGCCATAAGCGGATCAATCTTGGCCTTGCCGGACGTCTGCTTGGTGATCAGCTCGGCGCTGCCGCGCAGCTCCACCTTGGCATTGCCGACGCACCAGGCCATCAGCCCAGATCCGGAATGCCACAGCGTGCCGTCCTTCAGCTTGCGCGCCATGCCGGTGACCGCGCCGTGCAGCCGGTAGCCCTGGCCGACGCCGACCACCTGCGCGTCCGTGATGCCGCGGCTGGCAAGCTCGTCGACCAGCTGCGCAATGCCGAGCGGATCCAGCCCGATCGCGCCCTTTTCCGGCAGCAAACCGGCCTTGGCCAGCCGCTCGACGATGTCCGCCACCTCATGCAGATCCTGCCTGGAATCCACGCACATCGTGAGATCGCCGTCAGCCTCGAAGTCGCGCAGTTGCCCGGCAATGATCTTGCGCTGCACCAGCACTTCCGGCTGTGCCCAGGCATGCGCCCACAGCAGCCAGTCGCGGTTGACCCGGTCGCGGCCGATCACCGCCATGCCGAACAGGTCGTCAAGGCCGCCGCCATCGATGCCCACCACCGCCACGTCGCAGCGCGCGATCAGCGCATCGAGCGTGATCGAATCGTCGCCGGCATCCTCCCAGAAGTCGGCACCGATCCAGCGGTCGGAATACAGCGCCATGCCGATCTGGATGTTGAGATGCTTCGAGCAATGCACCCTAAGCTCGGCATCGCCGGCTGCTTCCGCCTTGCGGAATTCGTCCTCCAGCCATTCACGGTCGACCGAAATGCCGAGATTGGGATTGGTCACGTAGATATTTGCCGGGTCGAGATAGGCGCCCGATGCCACCATCGGCTCCGGGAATTCGTAGATCATCGGCAGCGAGCGCGGATCCGTCACCGTGCCGTCGCGCACCTCGCGGAAATAGTTCAACTTGGTGCGGAACGTGCCGGCTGGAGGCTCGTCCGATTGCGTCGACAGGTAGATCACGAACCCCTCCGGCCGCGATACCAGGCCGCCGATCACCTCGCGCAGCATGGAATCGGCATCGGCGCGCTTGCCGAACAGCCACAATTCATCGATCAGCACGCCGGCCGCCTTCTTGCCGGTGACCGTGTCCTTGTCCGCCGCCAGCACCTTCAGCACAGCGCCGGTGACCCGGTGCTCGATCGTCCGGTAATGCGCGTTGGGTTTCAGCAGCACCGACAGCTCTTCGTCTGCGGCAACCATGTCCATGGCCGGCTTGAACGAGTTCTGCGCCACCTCGAGCGTCGGCGCCACGATCAGGAACTCGGCCGACTTGCGCCAATTGCGGACCAGCGCGGTCAGCATGATCGCCGCGGCCATCGTCGACTTAGAGTTCTTCTTCGACACCAGCAGGAAGAATTCCCTAATCAGCCGACGTCCCTGCTCGGCATCGTATGCCCCGAAGATCGTCTCGGCGAAGTCGGTAACCCACGGCAGGCTCGACTGGCCGATCGTCGGCTCGCCGGCCGCATCGACTACCTTCAGCGAGTTGAACACTTCCATCGCGGCTGCGGCCTGGTCGGGAAACAGCGGCTTGCACGGCACCAGCGATTGTTTAGCGAGGATCCTTTCGCGCCAGTCGGGACATGCAGTTGTCCACTGCATCATCTCACTGCACCAACGGCAGCTTGGGCGGCGGCGGAACGGTGTACTTGCCCGCCATGTTTTCAGCCGCCTGCTTGCGCTCGGCTTTCTTGCCGGATGGCAGCTCTAACGTGCGGCCGTGAACATAGGGTGCGGCCGCGATGGCCATGCGGTCGCGACGGGTTATGTCGGCGCCGTTGTCGTTCATCACCGCGAGCATGTACTCGAGCGGCGTCGGTTTTGGGTCTCGGGTCTCGAGTATTCTCGCTCTCGATGGCCTGCCGCCTGGAGGCTCTCGCCTGCCGCCATGCTGCTTGCTTTTGCCTTCGGCCATCAGAATTTTCTTGCGAATGCGATGGGGCACCGCCTCT